CTCGCGCTTTGGCTTGGCGGTAGCTGCGCTAACAGCATCCCATCCAGCTTGAATGGTGGTGCCGTGCTTAGGAGCGGCATCTACCTCGTCGTCAACGAAGTAGTCATTTGCATCGATTTCGGGCTCTAGAATGGCCATGGTTGTGTGTTTCTTTCTTTTAGTCGGAGTCGTTACTCTTGGATTTTGCTACGGAGTCTCTCCATCGGCGAATTAGCACCTCTGTTAATTCTCCTAGCAGTTTCCACTCTACACGAGCTGAGCCGATAAGTCCACGAGCGGCGAACTCTTCGATAGTAATCTCGATAAGTTCCCGTGTATAAACACGGTTGCCGTTCACTTTCTTACCGTTCAACTGCTTTGAGCGGAGACGGTAGGGAGCCATAGGGATGTACCCTTTCTGCTCCCAGAGACGAATGGTTACGATTTGCTTCTCTAGTGCCTGTGCTAGCGCACCAATAGTAAACAGCTCGGTTTCCACTCCATTCAGGGTTTTAATAAGTGGGGTTTCATCCCAACCATTTGATTCCCCGAAAGCTTGTGCACGTCGCTTTTGTGCGACAGGTGTATCGGGACGGCGTGGCTGACGAGAGCCCGGAATGGTATCCAGACCCTCGAAAGCCTTGAGGATGTCTTCCTCGCTACGCATTCCCGGCATACTACTTCTTCACAGTCCTTAAGGCCCATGTAACAGTAGTAGGGAACATCTCGTCAATCTGTTCCTCGGTAATCTTGCCGTCGTAGTAGGCAGCCATAAGTGCGTCCTCGTCAATGACTCGAACCATCTTGTATACATCGTCAGAGATGCCAGCAGACTCAATAATCTCTTCTGCCTTATCCTCGTTCAACTTACGAGTACGGCGACCTGACTTCTCAATGCGAAGAACACCCTCGATTGGAGCAGCTAGTGGAAGCTGAAGGTTGCCCTTCTCGTCTTCGTAGCCCTCTTCTTCTAGATAGGTAAAAATCTTTTCACGCAGCTCCTTGCGGCGCTCGTCCATGTGGTCAATAGACGCAACAAGACGGATGTACTCAGTAATCTGAGAAGTTGGGTTTTCTGGGTCTGAGAACTCTCTTGGTTCCCCAATTGCCTTTGCCATGATTCCTCCTAAATCAGTTTGGCGCTCAAGAAGTCTATAAGGCTTCCTACGGTTAAATCAACACCGCCTCTTGAGTTTATACCTTCTCCATCCAGAATTGCGTTAGCAATGTTGGATTTTTGTTTCAGCGTGTCGTGCTGTCGCTGTTCAATGCTTTCTTTGATGAGGATGTCTTGAATAGTAATCGTAGGCCACGTCGAAGACGCACGATTGATTCGGCCATTCCTTTGGACAGCCAGTCCAGCAGACCAAGGCTGGTCGTAATTAACCAAGAGATTAGCTTGAGGAAGGTCAACACCGTACCCGCCAGCGTCACTGCTAATAAAAACACGGACATTATCAGTATCCTGAAAAAGAACTTTTGCATCCTCTTTTTCCTTCGCGTTCATCTTTCCGGTGTATTCAACGGCTGTTATGCCAGCCTCTTTTAATGCGGTGTGCAACTCTTTTACTGCACCTAAGTATGACGCAAAAACTACAGCTTTGTAGCTTTCATCAATGTCTAAGTGTTCTTTCAGGTACTTAACCGTAGCATCTAGCTTTGGTCTTTTAGTTAGGTCCTCTAGCATGGGACTCAAGCCTTGAGCGTAGCCGCTTCCTCCAAGTCCCTCGTCAGCAAGACGAGCACTGTGCTGAAGAACAACTGGATTGGAACAGAGCATTCGCATCGCTGTAATACGAGACATGATTTGTCCACGCAGTTCATTCATTGGGTCATCTGGATTAGACATCTGACCGTAGTGAGCCGCTAGGTTGAACCCTGAACCGAAGGTCTCTCTGGCTTCGACTAGCAACTGCAGCAGGTCTTCAGAGATGTAGTTGTACACCTTCTGCGCCTTGGAGTCTAGAGGAATCAGCAGTGGTTCTCGGTAGATGGCGTTTGGCAGATACGGCTTTACATCCTCGTCTTTTTGAGACTTACGAACTGAGGCTGTGGATAAAGTCTTATGTAGTACTGGAAGGTTTCGGTACCTATCTACCCCTCCGAAGTGATTCCGGACAATAAACGTCTTATCAAATAAGTCAAAACGTCCTAGAACAGCATTATCTACAAACTGCATGATTGAGTACAGCTCTTCTGGCCGGCCATTCTCAATCGGGGTGCCGGTAAGGGCAAACTTAATTGGAACATGCTTTGCTAGCTCTTTGACTTTCTTAGCACGCTTGGCTCTGAACCCTTTAATAGCGGTGGCCTCGTCACAAACGATAGCTCCAAATGGCATCTTTTGAATGATGTCCCAGTCATTGACTACTTGCTCGTAGTTCATCACAACGTATCCGTGCTTACTTATTTGGGAGTACTGCTCTTGGCGTTGCTTTGGAGTACCATCAATCACAAGCGCGGTACGGTCTGTAAATTTAGCTACTTCTTTTTGCCACTGGTACTTTAGGGATGCAAGACAGAGGACAAGTGTTGGGGCTACTAGTTCTTTTGTTGACCGAAGCTCTTCTATAGCGGCAATTGTCATAGGGGTTTTGCCAAGGCCCATCTCATAAGCGACGAGCATTCGCTTTTTCTCAACCATCCTTGCGACGGCTTCAACCTGATACGGCTTGAGTGTCCCCGTAAACATACGCCTTTTCTCCTAAGATTGCTGACTTGGCGTTTTCAATTCCCCAAGCAATCTCTTCATCCGTTAGGTCTCCGGGGTCTTTAGCCCCAGTAGTGCCGTAATTAAAGTAGAACAAGTTAATTCCGTACTTTCTAGACCAGTCACGCATTTGGTCACAGGCTTTCTTGCCTGCGGCATCCACGTTCGGGTTATCAAAAGCAGCAATCACTTTATTAGAAAACCTTAGTAGTTTAGCCTGAGCCTCAGACACTATTGCACCAAACGTTGCAACTGCACCATCAAATCCTGCACTCTGAATACGGACGCAGTCCAGAGGAGACTCCACAACAATGGCGAGCTTTTCCTCCATGTGGTTCACGCCGAATAACGTCTTAGACTTCTGCATTCCCGGTGGTCGGTTCTTAAAGGTGCGGTCAATGGTGCCCTTCTCCTGCCAACCAATCAGCTTGTCAGTGTGAAACTCTCTGATAGGGAGAATCCAAGTGGCAGTGCGTGGGTTCCAGAGAACGCTGTACTTCTCAGCTGCTTCCGCTGTGATACTGCGAGAAGCAAGTATCTCTTCGGTAGGGGGAGTATAGAGTGCCAGCCTAGACTCAGACATTGGAAGGGGCCGCGGAGGTGGCATGATGTACTGAGGTAGGCTGGCAAACTTCTTCTGTAGGTCATCGATGGTGACCTCAATAGCGGTGGCTAACCAGTTGTTCGCAGCAGAGTAGTCGTACTGAAGAGTGTCCATTCCCCAGATAGAGGTGTACAACTCCTTTACATCGCAGACTAGTTGCTGAAGGTTGCCCTTGTAACCGCACGAGAAACAGATGTGCTGACCGGTGTCCATGTGGATGAACCACGAGGGGTTGTGGTCAGGCGTGCCTGTAATACGTTCGTGCATTGGGCAGATTGCTTTGGCATTCTCACCGCTGGACTCTACGTAATCGATGTCTAGCGCTTCTAGCGCTCTTGCTACGTTATACATTTCCCATACCATAAGGCATTAGGCAGTACTTGCAGGAAGAAGCTGCGGTGATGTCGTGGAAGCAACCAGTGTCCCACTTCCATGTGATAGACGTGGAGTCTGGCGGACAGTTACGAGATTGGACGATACGAAGGGTGCGAGCCTCTTCGTCTGCTTCGATTGGCTCCAGACCTAGGATAACGTCTGAGTCTTGGAAGAACGAAGATGAGTAACCGATAGAGTCTGCGGAAACCTTGCCGCCCTTCATCTTCCAGAGCAAGGTCTGGGTGGTGATGATTACAGGGATGTCCAGCTTCTGTGCCACACGCTTTAGACCACGAGTAATGTTGGTCAGTGCTTGTGGAGTATTGGCTTCACCCGTGACTTGGTCGAGCATCAGGTATACACCGTCAACGAACAGCACGTCAGGTGTTAGCTGTTCGGCTTTGGCAACTAACGAGTCGATAGTCAAGCCGTTAATAGCGTCTACAAAGTGGAATGGGTGGTTACTCTTTAGTTCGTCAATCTTCTTGAGCAGTCGGTCTTCTTCTGTGCCGTTCAACTTACCACGGCGGAAGCGACCGCTGTTAAGATGGGCAGTCATGGCTAGGTAACGCTGTACCTGCTCGTGGTTGTTCATCTCGAAAGACTGGAACATAGGAATCTTGCCAGACTCGTGGATGTTGGCAGCAATACGGAGAGCAATCTGTGACTTACCAGTCTTAGGTGGAGCAATCACGGTGATTAGCTGACCGCCCTGTAGACCAGCAGTGGCCTCGTCAATCTTTGCAAAGCCAGTAGGAACACCGAGTAGAACAGAGTTCTGGATGTTCTCATACTCTTGCCAGAAGGCATCTGGGTTCTTTGTAACGTCAATGTGGGTAGTTCCGATTACACCCTGAGCGTTGACGTTAGTTAGAGTCTTGCTCATTTCATTTAGGGCAGACTCGTGGTCGTTGCCGCCCATCTTCTCAAGAACAATCTCCAGACCGTTGCGGGTCAGCTTGTTCCGGCGGAACTCCACCATCTTGTCGATTAGGTAGTCAAGAGTGTCTTCTACCCTGATGGCCTTGAAGTTAGGGAAGTTGTCAGTGACAGCGATAACTGTTGGAACTTCACGGTAGTTGGCGTAGTGTTCCCGCACAAACTTCCAGACACGGCGTAGGTCGTCGTCTACAATCCAGTCATCTTTAATGCCCCGCTCAATAACAGGGATGATTGTTCGGTCAGCAATTACTTTGCTAACTAACCGATACTCGTTGTCGTATGCCACTTGCCCTCCATGCAATTACAAGTTGTTTAGGTCTAGGCCCCAAGAGCCGTACCGTGCAACTCGATTTGGTAAATCTATCACAGCTTTAAGGTTTGGTCGATATGGTAGTTCTCCTACCAAGTCGTGAAACGAACCATACAGCTCTGCGTAGTTAAAAGGATTACCTCCGCGGTTATCCAGTCTTGTCATTAGCTTATCAACGTGGTCTTGCGTCCAGCCCTCGTCTTCACAAGCTGCAAGCTCTACGGCTAAACCATAGGTGAATGCAGCATTCCAAAGACGAGACAACTGGGCGTTGTTTAATGACGTTACCTTACGAACCATCTCTGCTTTACGAAGAAGCTTCTTATCTTCGTGCAACTCGGACTGAACTGCGACGTCAATTACCACGATGATTCGTGGGGGCGTCTCGTTTGAGATGTCGCCCCTGTACATTAAATTACTTCTACTTTTCCGTACTTGATGATGAAGTTACGGAAAGCTTCCGCACTAGAAGTAGCCGCAATAGCGTCTTCATCGTCAACCTCCACCGGAATGGAGACGGTGTAGTGACCGTCATTTTCCTGCATGTTCTTCTTAACGTACTTGGTGTGAGCGCATCCACGGACAGAGTTGTGGGATGGGCAAGTGCACCTAGTAAGCTTTGGGTTCTTTGAGTCGACCTCAACCTCGGCAACACCGTCTACATCTAGAAATAGCTGGACGGTTCTCCAGTCGTTGGTCATGATGCTCTCTTTCAATTGTTCC